GGAGGAAAGAATCCTGAGCTAGTCTGTCCATTGCGGTTTCTTTTAGTGGCATCTGATGCATTGTATAATTTTTTAAAGTTTTCACCTCCTTTATCAAGAGAGTTACTTGTTGAACCCATCATACACTTACCTACAACTCTGCTACCTAATCTAAGGGTAGTTTTTGTAACCCTCCAGTTGTTTAATATGTTATCAGGTCTTTCCCATTTACCTGATTCATCGTGCACAAGCAGTTTTAGTTTTTCACCATCATAGCTGTTATCACCTGTATTTTTCCAGTCGATAGTAGTGTCAAGCCCTACAACTTCTTCAGGTGTTTCACCTTGATCTAGCTTTCTACGAGTTAGCTTTGAAGCTGGTACTCTGTAGGCAAGCTCTGTTTTAGGACGATCCATGCCGTCTTGTATTGGTTTAAAAAAGAAAGGGTAGTTAATTGATATTGGTACTACTTTGTCGGTAAACATTTTTTTAGCATCAGCCCCTGATTTTGATAAGATACCGAATCTTGCATCGCTTGATATTGTTGCAAGGTTAACAATTTCCCCTGATGCCATGAAGCTAAAACCAGACCTTCTGTTTTTAAGGTAGCACATGCCGTAGCATCTTGTGTCTGCTTTGCAAGCTTCCCAGAATATAAAAAATAATCTGTTTGACTCCCTAAAGTCTGCTGCCCCAACATCAATCTTGCTCCACTGCAAGTACATGTAATGAGTGCCAGTAAGATAAGTAGCAACACCTTTGTTATTGAACCAGTGACCTTCATCACGACGCTTAAACTCTTCGTCAATATACTCATACCATCTTTCTTTAAAGTGCTCCGGGTATTTATTCCACTCAAATACACTTTTTATTTTATTTAATTCTTTAGGATATTCTTCTCTAGACCATTTGTCTTTATCCTTATTTAATTTACCTTTAAAAGGTGGTAATGCTATTTTAAGGTTTTGTATTTCGTATATATCACCTATCTGACCTGTCTTACTTATAACGACTATGTCGTGTTCTTTGTTGTAACCATACTCCCACTTTTTGCTTTTGTTATTTCTTTTAAGCACGTGAGGTTTTATGTGATCTGTAAGTACAGTAAATAAGTTTTGGCTGTGCATTACTTAGATCTACCTTCTGCAAAACCCTGAAAGGATTTTTGTTTGCTATTACTTGATTTATCTTCAAGCATGTTTTTTTCTTCTTCAATGCGGTTAAGTATTTCAAACGCATCGAATATAGCTAACTTTTTTGTTGCAGCCGCATTCTTTAAACGATCAGCCGAGATGTCATCATCTGAATCTACAATAGGTTCTTTAGCTACCTTAATTAATTCCTCAACTGCTCTTTGCCCAGCCTGGATTATATTCAACTTGGTTTTCTTGGTGCTCATACTTAATTACAATATCATTTGATTTCATACAATAAAGCCGCTGGTCATTTACAATAAACTCAAACTCACTATTAGGTGTAAAGCCTACAGTATCTCCCTCGTTTATTCCTTTAGCTTCTAAGGACTTATTACCATACTTTAGTATACCAATAAGCTTTTGCTCTTTATCGAGCTCTAGATCGTTATTATTTTCAAGTGGCATAGCAAAGCATCTATCAGCAAACGCATACCATTTGTATATTTTTTTGTATAAATATATTTGATCTACTTGACAAAAGTAAAGATCTTCTTTAAAGTATTTACTACTATTAACCTCTTTACCTTTTATATTATAATACCTTCTAAAGATATTATGGTGAACTATAATTTCATCACCCTCTTCTATAGGCGTATCAAAAGCAAGTGGCGTTGAAATAACAATAGCTTTGTTATTTACAAACTTATGTTTTTCAATACTAGTGTTTAGCAAAAGCTCTTTGCCATCTACATCTATAGAATTATCATAAACCTTACCAATAGGTTTTATAATAAAATCGTATACGCTTTTCATTAATATTCTAAATCATACTCAACAGATATAGCCATGTTAGAATTAAACTTCTTCCATGGCAATACCTCGTTGTTTTTCTTTATATGAATATTATAAGAACTATCTTGACCATCAAATAAAATATATGCAATCTCGTGGCCACCATAAACTTGTTGGCCCACAGAGTAGTGCATAGCATCATTTTTATAATCAGAACCAATGCTGATTTTTCTTATAACAGAATCCATTTTAGTCTTCTGATTTAACTACAGCTAAATCTTCTTCTTCTTCAGTTTCTATAATAGTATATTCACCTGTTGTAAGATCAATACTTATATTACCGTATTCCTTCTCAAGATCTTGTTTAGTTTTTTCTATACCTTCGTTTACAGTTGCTATTTTATGAAGCAATGAATGTTTGTTAGCTTCTAAAGCACCTATTTGGTTTATTAAACCACCAAGTTCTTCTTGTTGTTTAACAACTAATTCTAGTTGTTTATCTGTAATTTTTGCCATTTGATTTAATTTAATTATTATATATTGATAGTTACACTATTTGTTGTAAAATTACTTACAAGCCACGATATCACTTGCGGCGTTTGAAGCTGTAACTAAAACGTAGTCTACTATTACCGGTAGATAAGTTCCATTTTGAACTCCTTTAAATACTACCGCTTGGCCTGCTACTGGAAATCCAGAACCGCTAGCTCCTACTGTTCCAGCTAATATAACTGTAACATCACCACCAGTACCAACCCACAGTGCAGAGCTATTAAGCTTTGTTGTTGCATTGATAGTATTATTAGGTGTTACAGCAGCTGCTTCTGTTATAAAATCTGGCTGAGTTCCATATGATCCCATAGTTTTTATTTTTGTTGGTTATTTATTTTTTTTGATTTTTCCCACGTGCGACCTACAAAATAAGCGCCGTATACTGTTATAAGTAACGACTGGAATATCGGTACATATTGCTCTGCTATTTTAAATTCACCTACATTACCATCGAAAAAAGATAGTATAGTAAATACAACAGTAAGATATATAAGTACCATTGGTCGTATGTTTTTAGACAAGAAAGAATCAGAGTTCATATCCGATTCCCATCTAGCTGTTACTTGATCTTGAGCATCTTTATCTGCTTGCTCTAGCAACTCTTCAATTTTTAGCTTAGCCGCAAGTCTTTCTTCATCTGTAGTTGTCAAGTTATCTATAACTTTACCAACATCTTTAATGAGACCTCCAGTTATGAGTTGAAGAATTTTTTTCATTATATTAGCATTAATTTAAGCCTAATAATTTAGAAATCTTTTTTGCTTTTGTTTGCTCAAAACCAGAACGTGGCTTATCTTTAGCTAATTCAGAAACAGTCATACCACTACCAAATCCTCGTTCTTTACCATCTGCAATATATCCCGAACCTAAATATGTTCCTTCTTGTACGCTTACACCTGTTTTTGGAAATTTTTCAGTAGGTTCTATTATATCAAAATCAAAAACTTCAGTTGCTCGTTTTTTAACATCTTTCATTAACTGCCTATCGCCAGCAGCATCAAGCTGCCCTCTTTTGCTTCTAAATTGTTTTTCTAGATCTTTAGCATAGCTAAGACTATCGGATTTTTTTTGACTACGCAATTTAGCCGCTTTAGATTTAGCTGTTGCTAAAGTTGACATTTTATCCGTGTGTGGCGTGTCTGGATCTCCATGCATGTGAGCCGCTGATCCTTCTGCCATATACCCTACAGCATTACTTTTATGCTTCATGAAAGAAGCGGGGCTTTTTTTATATGCCATTTTCTTTGTTTTATTTTGTTTTATCGTAAGCTTCTTTTTCCCAAGGCAAATTCTTTGCCCCTTCTTTCATACTAGACCTAGGTATTTTTCTACCCTTCCAGTATACGTACTGATCGTCATAATCTAGATCACCTCTATTCATTTGATCTATATGAACCATCTCGTGATCAATAACTTCATCTTCTTGTTCAGGCGTCATGCCTTGTCTTAAGATTATAGTTCCATTATTATTAGCTTTACCAAGAACTCCATCTTCCATATTCACTCGGTAGATAGGTGTATTATCACCTGAATAAGGTGGTTTGTCCAGTTTAAATGCCATTAGTTATTATAAGGAAACTTTTTATTAAACCATTCTTTACGAGCAGAACAGCCGCAGGGGATATTTAAACCCTCTGCGACTCTATCTACTACAGTTTTTACTCCAGTAGCTTTAGTAAACTTCTCTATGCTGTCTCCTAAACCTCTAGACTTCATATTATGCTCCTGCTATAGCAGTTATTTTCACGCCTGTACTATTTTGTACAATTGCTAAAGGTCCTCCTGGATTTGCAGTTACAGCTGAAATAGCTTGATTAGCCCATTCTAAACCTTTTCCAGTAGTAGTGAATGTGTAGCTTTTACCAGCGCTAGTCATAACGCTCCAAGTATCTGCGCTACCTGTTCCATTTGCTGCTCCTTGAGCTACATAAACGATGTCACCGATTAATATATCTGAACCGTTTGTTGAACCGCCGTCTATGTCGATTGCTTTAATTTTAATGTAATTTGCCATTTTGTTTATGTTAATGTTAATGTTAGTGTTTGTGTTTGGCTAGGTTTGTACAGTCCTCTCTGTTTTATTTCTTTGTGTGATAAGCTTTCATTGGGCTATGACCCATATTCATTGCAGAAGCTCTTTTGTCTATAGGCATATCCTGCATTAAGTTTTTCTTTTCTTGTTTGGCAGATTCCATTTTCATAGGTGAATGACCCATATGGAGTGCTGAACTTGAGTGCTTTGACATCCAAGAACCTTGCATCTTCATAGGTGAATGACCCATCTCTGCTGGGCTATGACCCATATGCATCATTGATCCTTTCATTTTAGGCGCTGCACCTTTTTTCTTCATAGTGGATTCACCACCATATCCATATCCTTTTGGCATAATTTCTATTTTTTAAATTTTTTGTTATCGTATTTTAAATCGCCAGCTAACTTTGAAATATGTTTCTCGTCATCTGTCATTTGCTTGTCACTACCCCCGTGATGTGCATCATACAACACATCTTCTTTAAGATAATGCATATGTGCTTCGTCGTCTTTCTTAGTAGCGTCGTAGTTTTCTTTAGTTACTTTAGTGTGCGCGTGATCTTTTGACCACTTAGCATTACCAGTATACTGTCCGTAGTGTCCTTTGTGCATAATTACCATTTTACTTTGTCGGCCCAATAGGCGGCGGACATTTTACCTTTTTTAATGTTCTTTGCGTGACGAGCTTTAAAACTAGCACGTCGTGCTTTTTGCTTTGCAGACTCACCACTCTTTGGTTTACCCGCTGTTGTTACGCCTTGCTGACCAAAGCGTATTATTTTTTCTTTGCCTGCAGAACAAGCTCTAACTATATGTGATTTAGTTTTGTGATCTGGCGTGCGCCGAGGTTTGTTGCACTTAAGCGTTTTCTTATCAGTTGCCATATGTCCAGATTACATCAGGTGATTTATCATCATCAATATCTATATGAATAAAAGTATCACCAATACCTATACGGTCTATACCGTGTTCCATTAATTCTCTTACAAGTTCAAACCTGTATTTACTGTCTTTGCAAGCTATATCAGCCGCTAGACCTTTTAAATGAGATGAGTTAGGTTTCCCACCTACCTGTTGGTTGTGCGCTGGAGTACGATAACCTGAAGTTATAATAACAGGTTCGCCTAATTGCTCTCTAACGCTTTCAAGTATAAGTATAAGATCTTTACTCATCATCTGCCCGCTACCCTGCACGTCAGGCGAATCGAACTCTTCATAAGTGAAGTATCTTAGCATAAGCCGCAATTAAAACAAAATATACAATTCATTATTTTTTATTTTTAAGCTGCATCCATTTATGTAATGTATAACCGATCGTTACTACTAAAAGCAATAATTTCAAACCCATCTCTATCCTAGTAAACGTTGTTACTCCTAATGTAGTTGTATTTATAGCGTAAAGTTTAAAATCATTAAAACTCATCTTACAATCCTTTTGCTCTCATGGTTATAGGTCCAGCTTGGTATTTGCAAGGGTATTTTTTTACTTGCATACCTGTGATACCTGAACTGCTGCCACTACCCATTGGAAAACCAGTGGTATCTAATGGCCCATCCCAAACATGAGACTCACCTACTTGGCCTTCTAACGTGGGCTTACCTAGTAATTTACTTATTGTGTGATTCATAATTATTTATTTATTCTTTTTCTTTTAAACCTTCATATATAGCAGTGTTACCACTTTCATATACTTCACTGCCAGGACCAAAAGCTTTTTCTTGTTTAGCGCTCATAAACATAGGTGGCTGTGGCATAGACATTTGTCTTTGATCTAAACTTCCATATACTTGATTAGCCACGTCTTGAGTAGTTTGGTTAAACATAGGTTTAGCCGTACCCATTTGATTTGCTGGCATAGGTGGTTGCGGTGTCATCTCCATACCAGTTAATGGGTCAATCAATTTTAAAGGATTTTTATTGTCCATATTATCTTTCTTTATCTTTATTTACGTTATACACAGAAGTGATTAATACTTTGTCAGTATACGTCTGTCCGCGCATTATCTTGTTTCGTCTTTCACTAATTGGAATATCTTCCTCGCCAACCATAATCTTATACATAGTGTTGATTAGCCTTTTACATTTAAACGAAACTTTATATATGTTATACTTCTGCGTTGTCCTGTTTCTTTCACGCCATACTACTATCCAACCTTCTTTCAGAAGCCTGTTCCATCTTCTATTATCCCAGCTAAATGAGTAACAACCCATTTCAAAATCTTTTTTAGTGAAATGGTCCATGCAGTCTAAGTATATTAAAAGCTCTAGTTCTGCATCGTTTAAACCGTTATTTCTACAAGCCCATTTGCGAATTATCCGATAGTGTTTTAAAATGTTTAAATCTTTAATATCAC